AAGAAAGGAACTGCTGGGGGAAGAGGAACTAATATTATCCTCTTGTACCATAAGTTCTTCCAGTTCTACTAATATTAGTTCCTCTTCCCCCAGCAGTTCCTTTCTTAGCATATCTATGTTGAGTAACTACATCAGGTTCTGCAGGTAGATCAGTTCTTTGAACATCAGAAGTAGTTCCAACTCTACTTACAACATCTTTTGGTTTTGATGCATATCCTCTTACTTTAGTATTAGTTCTTCCCGCATCTTTGTTTTCTGGACGAGGATCAGATGCCTTTGCAACTTCTCCAGAACCAACAATGGCAGATTTCATTTTCTTTACTCTTTGAGCAATTGATGCCATTTGCTGAGGAGTAGTTCTGGGATTAGTCATTTGCCTGCCCAGTTGAGTTACTTTTTGACTTGCAGTAGCGGAAGGACTTTTTTTACTCCCTCTAAGAGTGCCCGTATTCCAGGCAACTTCTGCTTCAGAAATAAACTCTAAAAAAGTTTTCATTGAATTTAATCTTTTAAAGTATTTATTTAAGATAACTCCATTGGATAATGCTCAAAATCAATGTCTAGTGTTTTCTTTCTTTTTTTCTTTGCTTCAGTTACTGCAGAAAGTTGAAAATAATTTGAATGAGTTTCTCCAAACTTTCTAACTAAAGTTCCTGCAAGTTTATTTGCTTCATTTTCTGCTACACTTCCTGCTGATCCAGATCCATGTCTTCCGCTACTATGTTGCTTATAATGAACTAACTCATGAGCAAGAGTCCTCACAATATCCATAGGATGTCTATTTCTTATATTGATAACAATACGATCGCCAATGATTTCTCCAAATGCTGCGATATTTTTTGAAAAAGATGGTTTCTCAACAAACTCAATCTCTGGAAGATTTTTAAGTTTAAGAAACTCTTTTGCGAATGGAAGAAACCTTTTTACAACATCTTCAAATTGTTTTTTATTCATTTCTTCCTGAAGTTTTCTCCACTCTGAAAAATACATTATCGTTTTTTAGATATTTATGAAAAAACCCCCCAAAATGGGAGGTTTAAATTAAGCACCGAGGACAGCACCAATACTATCATCAAGTTGTTGAATAACTCCACGAATATCAGAAATGCGAGGAGGAATACTTACTTCATCATAAGTATATCCTTTCTGGGAATCAAACAGAACTTGGCGAACTGCTGCTGCAGCGCGAGCATCCATTTTGATTGTTACCTGTTTTTCTTTAGTCATAGATCTCCCTCTTTACGATTTTCAGAACGTTCAATAGTAAAAGCACCTTCAGGATAACGAGCACTCAGTTTCTCAAAGTTCATTTGAATAACTTCTTCAAGAGAAATATCGAGTCCAATACACGCTTGCGAAACATACCACATAATATCGCCAAGTTCACGCTTCAAGTGAAACAGATTTTCTTCATTTACTGGTTTGCCTTGAAAGACCATTTTCTTCACAATCTCAGTAAACTCACCTGCTTCGGCAGACATCCCTACAGCAGCAGTAAGCAATCGCTCGGTAGGAAATCCCTCCACTTCAAGACTGTGGAGACGTGTGAGAAAATCACTATATTGTTTGCTAGGATTTGATGTAGTTGCATCAACAAAGTCAACGTATTTTTTAAGGTCAATAGTCATTAGAATTTAAATCCTTCAAATGTTTTCTTTGGTTTCTTTTCTTCATAATCATACTCTTCATCCTTTCCATTGTCAAGGATGTCTTGTTGAGCAGATTGTTCGCAGTCATAAAGACGCATTTTAGCCCTATCAATACCAATCACGAAACGCTTATGAATGGTAGGGTCATTATAACGATTCTTAAGTTGTTTTACAAGAATTTGACCAAGACCTTCAAGTTCTTCTGTGCTAATAAGAGCAAACATTAAGTCAGCAGTTGCAGGAAGACCGAAAGACTCAGAAGTATCAGTTAGTTCCACATCAGAAGAACCATAACCAGAACGAGTAGTCTGGGTGGCACTCACAATAGGAACATTAAACTCCACAGCAAGACCACGAAGTTCTTCTGCAATTGCTTTTACAAACGTATAAGAGTTAATATTACTATTTCCTTTATACCTTGAAGAAGAACAGATGTTCAGATAATCAATAAAGATAATATCTGGATGAAATGACTTCTTCAATGCAAGTTCATTCAATAGAGACTTGAAATGTCCAGAGTGTGCAGATGCAGTTGGATACTCTTTAATAATCAAAGTACCTTGAGTTTTCTTAGCAAGATTTGTGACCTTATTTTCAAACATTTGCTTAGGAAGATCTACAATATCTTGAATAGGAACATTCAGGAGGTTTGCATCAATTCTTTCAGCAATGCGTTCTTCTGCCATTTCCAACGTAATGTACAGAACGTTCCGTCCTTGGAGCAAGACGGAGCTAGCCACATGGCACATGAATAGAGACTTCCCGACGCCCGTACCAGCAAGAGCGATGTTAAGAGTTTTGTTAGGGAGACCACCTTTCGTGATTTTGTTAAAGTATTCGAGATCAAATTCAATTTTATCCTCCTTTTTGTGATAAGACTCGTATCTTTGTTCATAGTCCTGCAGATAATCGTGTCCAACGTGATTATCAAAACTTACAGCAAGAGCGTCAGAAAGAATAGAAGGAATGCTGTCACGATTCTTCTTTTCATCATTTCCATCAGCAATATGAATAGACTCCATAAGTGCCAAGTAAATGGCACGATCGCGACACCACTTTTCTGTGGTATCAATTAACCAATTAAACTCTGCAGGAACATCTTCAAGGCAAGAAATAATTTGAGTAATTTCTTTAAAAGACTGCTCGTTAATATCTGTTCTCTTTTCTAACTCAATACAGAGAACTTCTTTTGTTGCTGGTTGATTATACTCCTGAACAAAAGATAGTATTTCTTCAAATACAATTTTTTGATTTTGATCTTCAAAATATTCAGATTTAATAAAAGGAATTACCTTTCGTATATATTTTTCATTGTGTAAAAGGTTTCTAAGGATTAGAAACTCAACTTTCTCCATAACTAAATTCCTTGCGTGCGATTTCGTCTAATTGTTGCATCACTTCTTCAGTGAAATATACTTCAGGTTCTTTTAGAATCTGTTTGGCATAAAGTTTCTTACCATCAATCTCATAACGTCCTGCTACATTCTTCCAGAGTCCACCAATCTCACCAAGTTCCAAAAGACCATAGTAACGATCAAGACCGCGCTCATCATAATACAGACGGACTTCAACATCTTTGTTCTCTTTACTCAAACGCGATTTAGCAGTCTTAGCCTTGATAATATTTCCGACCACTTCCGTTCCATCCTTTTCTTTCTTTTTGCTGAGATAAATGATCGTACTGGCTGCGTATTTGAGTCCAGAACCTCCGCCCATTTCTTTTGTTGGTACGTAAGCTCCAATGACATCGTATGTATGATTTGTGACAATGAGCGGAACATTTGCTTGACCTAGTTTAAGTGTGAGCATTCGAAACGCACCTTTTACAAGTTGTGATTTAGTCATATCACGAACTTGTTTATCATTCAGTGCATCAGTGATTTCTTTCTCGGTGGAAAGCATCCCCAAAGAGTCTAGCACAAACATGCAGGGTTTGCGTTCTTCTACAGGTTTTTTTAAGTATAGATCTACCGCTTTGAGTGCTTTTGTACGAAACTCCTCAATTGTAACCACATTAACAACAACAAGACGAGAAGTATCAATTCCACGAGATTCTACAAGTGACTTTGTAATAGCAGCTTCAGTATCAAAGTAGAGACAATAACCATCGGGATTGGTATCAAGGAAATTTTTAACCACGGCGAGGCTGAAGAAAGTTTTTCCAGTACTAGACTCTCCAGCAATAGCAGTAATCTTATTCCCAGATACGCCGCCAAATATGCTACCTGAAACCAGTGCATTAAAAATGTACGAACCTGTATCAACATAAGTTTCGGTCTCATCAATATCTGATGCCAGTTTAGTGAAATCGTCACCAATCTCTTTTACAATATCCTTTAAGAAGTCCATAATTTACTTTTTCCTATTAAAGTTAAATGACCATAATTTAGCATAGAGATCCCTTTCACTTGATTTTTCAAGGATATCTATGATTTTTTTTAATTCCTTTTCTGTTATGGGTATTTCCATCAGGAGAAGAATGACTCTAAACTCGCAGTTTTTTTAACATTCCACCCAATAGAATCAAGAATAATCTTGAGTGGTTCTAGAAATGCTTTCTCAAATTGTAGTTCATAGTCTATGTATTTGTCAAGATTGAGTTCCTT